CTCGAATCCCATCGCCTTGAACAGCCGCGTGCGCAGACCCATCAGAACCTCACGAACAGGTTGTGCGGATTGCCAAGACCATTAGCAATCAGCTCGGCCATCTGCTCTCGCTTGACCTCAGCTTTCAGCTTAGATTCCAGCGCCATTAAGTCACTCAAGCTATACCGGCTCAAGCTCCGCCCCGCGATGCTGTACTGCTGCACCGCACCGCCGCTGATCAGCGCACGCATCTGCGCCTGCACTGCATCTAGATCAATCTGCGCCTGTGTCCGCCCGTCAACCGCACCAGGCGAGCCGCTATAGCTCAATGCCGCCAGCACCTGCAGCTGGCCCGCACCCAGCGTCACCTTCTCGGTGCTATACGTCGCCAGCGCCTGCCAATACCAGTCGCCAGCATCAAAGCCAGCACTGGTGCTAGCACTGATCGTGAACTCCCAGCCAGTGCCATACGCACTGCCAACGACCGTCGCGCCTTCGCTAGCCGTATTCGTCCGCAAGTAATAAGTCAGCGTCCACGTTGCACTGCTGATCTCATTGCCAAGATTGTCCACACCCGCAACGTCGCGCCACTTGATCGTGTCGCCCGCTCTGATCTGACTCGGGATGTTCACGGCCTACCAGTTGTTGACGAACCCAGGCGCAGCCGCTGCCGGCTGTTGCTTCCTTGATCTTAGCGGTGCTTTGCCGCCTCCTTCCAACTGTTGCCGCAACTGCTCCCACATCGTCGCGCGGTTGAACTTTCGATAACTCAACTGCAATGCCGCGTAGGCATAAACAGCACAGTCCAAGCTCTCGTTTCGCATCGATGGTTTTTTCACCCACTCTCTAACCGGGAATCCCTTCAGATAACGCAGTGTCTGTTTCTCAGCCGTCAACTGCTTGAAATACTCCTCATCTGCAGCCATCCCGAATCGCAACCCGCCAGGTCCATCTTCGTTGTGGCGCATCCGCCCGAACAGCGTGGTTTTGATCGTGTCGCTGCCCACTGAATACAACACCACACCACGCTTCACGATCCGGCCCTTCCAGTTCACATCCACCTTGTTCCCCTTGCTCACCGCGGCACTGCCTCGCTTGCTGCTGCCCTTGATCGCAACAACGCCCTGGCGCACTCTGTCGCGCACATAGTTGTAGACCTCATGTGTGCAGTGACCGCCAGAGTCAATCGCCATCTGCGTCACCTTCAGCTCCTTACCTCCTTCCGTCGCCCACGCCGTTGCCAGCACCTGATCCAGCTGGCCCCATACCTCCACCTGCGTCGGGTCACCCATCAGCTCCTGGTGCCACACCAGCCAACCTGTCTCGCCCTCGCCCCATCCCCATAGGCTGACCGCGAGGCGATTATCTTGCACGTCCACACCAGCCGTCAGCAGCAGCACGCCATCAGGGCACACGCCCGCCTCATACGGCAGCCGCTTCGCCATCAATCCATCGGCACTCACCTTGCTCGCGTAATCCTCCTCCCATGTCTCCGCCAAGCGGGTGTTCACAAAAGTCTTGAGCATTGGCCCATCGCCCTTCGCTCGCAAAAAGTCATCGACCATATCCGCCCAACTCAGCCAACCCAGCGGGCTGTACAACCCACTCAGCTGAAAGCCAGCCGTTTTGCCATCGCTCGGCGCAGTGGCTCGCCACTCACCAGCACGCAGCATCGCCGGCTTGTGGATCTCCGCGAATCGCTCGTTGCACGCCTCGCACTCATACATCGCCGTGCTCGGATCATTGTTCTCCCACTTGATCCGCGGCCACTTCAGCCATTGCATCTCGCCGCAACACGGGCACGGCACATAAAACCGCCGTTGATCACTCCGCAAATACTCCGCCTCAATCCGGCTGAAGTCCTTCACCGTTGGCGTGCTCGTCAGCAGGATTTTCCGCCGTGCAAACGTCGTCGCTCGTTTCTCCGCCAGGCTCACCGGATCGCCCTCGCCGTCCACATCAGCCGGGAAGGCATCCACCTCATCCATGAAGATGTAGCGACAAGGCGTCGAGCGCAAACCGACGGCGCTGTTACTGCCGGTGAGCAGCATCATCCCGCCGGGAAATTCCTTGGCAAACATCGTGTTCCCTGAGTCCCGGCTCCTGGCCGGTGCGATCTTCGCCGCCAGCGTCGGTGTCTCAGTCACCAAACTCTCTAACCGCTGCTTGCTCAACCGCTTGGCCATCTCCACCGTCGGCTGCACCAGCAACATCGGCCCCGGTGCATGGTCAATGACGTACCCGAGCCAGTTCGAGCCGCTTTCTGTTTTCCCTGTCTGACTAGCGAACATCATCACCACCCGCTGCACGTTGCTCGTGGTGCTCAACTCATCCATCGGCTCACGCAGGTATGGCGTTCGGCTGGTGCGCCATCGCCCAGGCTCCGCGCTTGCCTTGCTGCTCAGCATCCGATGCTCATCAGCCCACTCGCTCACCGTCAACGGTGGCTCAGGCCGTAGCCCATCCATGAACGCATCACGCCAGACGCTCATGCGAACAGGTCCTCCTGATGCGCTGCCGTCATCTGCAGGCGCTTGCGCGCAGACTCAAAGTAGGCCGGGTCACGCTCGATCCCGACAAACCGCCGGCCTTCGAGCTTGCAGGCTTCACCAGTCGAGCCGGAGCCCATAAAACAATCGAGCACCACCGCGTCAGGCCGTGTGCTGGCGGTGATGATGTGGCGCAACATCTCCACCGGCTTCTCGCAAGGATGCTTGCCGGGGTAAGCCTTCACCGTTGGGAAGTCCCACACGTCGGTGTAGGGCACTGCCGCGCTTACTGAGAACGGACGCCGCAGATCCTCGTACTCGCGCCGCAGATCCTCGTACTCGCGCCGCAGATCCTCGTACTCGCGCCGCAGATAGTCGCCGCCTGACTTGTTGAGCAGTTCTCGCATCGCCAAATAGTGCGCCTCTGTCGGCAGATGCCATTGGCTTTGGCTGAAGTAATGGCGTGACGCCATGCCACCCGGTGAAGGGCTGAAGCCACACGCAACGTTGGCAGCGATCTTGCCCGCTGGGTTCAGCATCCCAGCGCGCTCAAACTCTCCAGCGATGTAAGACCGCAGCGGCTCAAACAGAAACCCACGCAGCTCATCGCACTCAGCCGCGTAGCCGGCCTCGCCCTTGGCAATGTTGTCGGCTCCATAGTGTTCCGCAAAGATGCACTCCTCCCACGGCGAAAGGTAGGACCGCAGAGCCTCCTTCTCCGCCTTCTGGTGCCAGCCTGCGGCCTTCACCCAGCGGATGCGGTTCAGCACGTTGAACCGCCGGCTGATCTCCACCTCCACCCGTGCCGCCATCTTGGGTGACGCCCACACATAGAGGCTGCCGTTCGGCTTCAGCACACGGTGCCACTGCTCGCAGAGCTGACCGATCCACGCGATGAACTGCTTTGCGTCATCCCATTGTCGGTCCCAGTCTTCGCCCTTTACCCGGAAATAGGGAGGATCCGTGACGATCGCATCCACGCTGCAATCCGGTAACTCCCGCAGCACCTCCAAGCAGTCCCCGTGCAGCAGCTCGATCATCACTCCACCTCCACCAGGGCCAGCAATGCGTCACGGTGCTCATCACTCAGCAGCCCGTGGATAACCGTTGGATCGGTCTCGCCCGCCAGCTGATGCGAAAGCCGATCAGCCAAATTCGCCAACGCTTCACGCACACTTCGGCCCACCTGAAACGCAGCCTTCTTCACCTCATCGGCTGGCACCAGCTCGCCACGCTGCTGCGCCACCTGTAACTTCGCCAGCTCGGCCTGGTAGTGCTCACGCCGCGCACGGCTTTCATTCAACTCAGGTATCGCGTCATCCGGCAGCGCATTCACGCGCCGCTTCAACTCCACCGGATCAGCCACCACCTCAGGCTCATCCACTGGATCAGCCTCATCCACCTTTGCGTTGTTGTTCTTCAGCGTGTTCTTCCGCCATAACTCCAACGCCAGATCACGATCCAGCCATTTCTTCTCATCCTTGATCACCACCGCAGCAGCGATGCGACTTTTGCTTGCATGGGTCACCGCAGCCTTGGTGCAACCCTTGATCAGCGCAAACTCGCTAAACGTGACCAGCAAAAGTTAAACGTGTTTAATCTCTCTAAACCGATACTAAACACAACTAAACTGGCCTTAGGGGATCTCTTTTTGAGTCTCAGTGAGATCCCTTGTGGCGCAAGGCTTTAGAGCGTTTCGGCGCTGACGCTAGAGAAACGCCGCGCGTGCGAACGACC